ACAGCATATAGAACTAAGGACTTTCCATCCTTTGAAAGCTTTTATAGGCATAGTGTCGATAATGTGATAGTGTTTTCAATAGATGGTGCTGATTGGGTAGAATATGGGGAGAATGTAGAAAACCCAACAAACAAATCCACAACAACCCACGAACGGTTTTTACATCACTTCTTGTCACAGTTTGGATGTAGCGAAATAGCATTACTTGTGGGCTGTTATGATGGCCGTAAAGAATATTCTTATGCTGTCAGCATCAAGAATTTTTATGGTTTCGTTAAAAAGCTTGGTTATGTAACAGAGCAACATAGCTATCTATTACTAGAAGTACTAAACACAATCGAATACTATGCTGGTGTATTCGGTACAAACCGAGCACCTCAAATAAAACTAATCGAAAACGACATAGCACGTACTGGTGATACACTAGCTACCTACAGTAGCATGGGGCTATTATCGGGTTCGTTAGATACATGTTTAGGTTGGACGTACTGCAATAGGTCAGATACTTTCTACGAATTAGTAAAATAATAATAACTACCCTGCCTTGTACTATAGTCGCTATGGACTGTCTTCAATCCGTGAAGTTTAAATACAAGAGTAATGAGACAAGATACTGTAGGTCAGACTGTAGTACTAGGTAGGGTATGAGTACGCCTGTATTCATTTACATAATTTTGACAAAAAATATTAACAACAATGGAGAGACTAATGACTAAAACAGAATTTATGATTGAATGTGAAGAAAGATTAATTTTTAGAGGATTTATGATTGAATGTGGAGAAAGATTAATTTGTATCAATACTGCACTAGAAAATGAGAACATACTAGAGGCATTAAAGGCCAGAGATTATAACCTAGTGTGTGAATTATTAGATAACGAATTTTAAGGAGAGACTAATGACTAAAAAATACAAATTAAAGCTTTTGAATTTACAATTTTACATGGAAGATGACGATGGTGATGAATTATTAAATAAAGATGGTAGCGTTAAAATTTTTACGGATGCCAATGGTAGATTTAATTTTACATGGATAAATGACATATTGGCAGATATTGATGTAAAAGAATTAGTTGAGGGAGAACCTAATGACACATAATAAACTATTTAATGAGGCAGACGCCTCCATAGTGGAGGATATAACTGTAGAACTATTACAGCGAGAAATACAAGCGAACGTAGGCGCACCCTTCCAAGATTGCGTTATCCCATTCAAATTTAATGGTAAAGATTACGACGCTGACTATTGGCAGGAATGCACGTCAGAAGGTGACACTATCTGGTGCTGTGAGGTCACTGAATTTGATATTGAAATGAACATGCGCGATTATAACACTGAATTCATGTGGAGCGATTACATAGCTAACATAGGAGAGTAATATGTATTTAATACTAGGATATAACAATGAATTCCAAGCATGGGAACCTGTTAAGTTTAATTTTACTAGCAGGGAATCCGCTAAGGTTTACGCTAGTAAGTTGACAACAGGTAAAAAGTATAGTACCTATAGAATAATTGAGGAGAAATAAATGTCACTAGGATTTATAATTGAACTTGTAATACTTTCATATATTATATACGAAGGTGTTAAATATCTTTACAGCTAACCAACGGAGAACTTATGAATATATTTTACTTAGATAGATGCCCACGTAAAGCCGCTAGGATGCACTGTGATAAGCATGTAGTTAAAATGATACTTGAGTACGCTCAATTACTTAGTACCGCTCACCACGTCTTAGACGGGGCTGACAGCCCTATTGCAGACAAGCTTTACAAGGTGACGCACAAGAACCACCCTAGCGCTGTATGGGTAAGGCAGTCGACGCTTCATTACTATTATGTATATGAGATGTTTAAACAATTATGCTACTTGTATACAGAGATTTATGGTAAGGAACACTTAACACAAACAAAGCTATTAGATGTATTGAAACGTCACCCTAATGAGATGGAATTAAAACAATTCCAAGAGCCACCACAGTGCATGCCAGAGGAGTTTCACAGCGATAGCGCTGTTAAATCATACCAAGACTATTATAGAATAGCTAAGTCGGCTATTTTAAAATACAAATCAAGAAACCTACCTAATTTTTTAATGGAGAACTTATGTGTAAATTAGAATATGAAATCATAGAGGACTATACGTGGTGTATAGATTGCAATAATTCATTAGACCTTGATTCCATTCCATGTGAAAGGCAAGCAGGAGAGGGAGCGCCTCTATACAAGGGTTACATTTGCCGTGATTGTCAGTTAATGGAATGTGATAAATGTGGTGATGCTACCCTTGACTATTCACTTGAGGATAACCATGTAGTATGTGATTGGTGTTCCCATCAAGAACAAGTATCAAAAGAAAGGAACTAAAATGGATATAAATAATAAATATAATGCAGTTGAGGATTTAGCTGAGGTAATCGCTAACCATATCGAAGCGCACATAATGGAGGACTCTGGTAATTCTATGTATGACTACCTTAACATTATGGATGGAGTGCATCAATACGCAGAGACTGTTGCGATGAAGACGCAGACTATGTTGCGTGATGTAGAACTTGATGTGTTAGGAAGTTATCATTTCCTAGATGATATGTATAAACAAGCTAGCAAAACCTTCGATAAAAACCAATTAGACAGACAATATGAAATGGACGCATGTGAAGATAAACCTGTACGACGTGCCCCTACTTTTAGATAACAATGGAGAGAACTATGCCTAAAATAAATTATGAACATTTTGATGATAAAATTAAACTAACTGCTAGCCTTGTCAGGCTAGTAGATATGAACAACCCATCACTAGCTAAGGAATTCTATGAGGATACTGGTATCCAATTAGTATACGTTAGCAACCCATTCTATAATTGTTGGGTAGCTATAACAGGCCAAGAATGGTTAGTAGATTTATCTGAAGAGATAGATAATGGAATGATAATGCACAGGCTAAGCTTAGAGCAAGCTGAGTCCAAGGATGAATACTACATGGTAGTAGGCGAGAAAGTCTCTAGTTTCTTATCTGAAGATGATTTATACGACATGGATTTAATATGATGTGGAAAGATATGGCTAAAGCCTTAGACTGTGGCACTAAGCGTAAAATTATGTGCTGTGGTAGCTCACCCTCTGCCCTGATATCTAATAACAGATTCGGTATCAGGTTCCATTGCTTCAGGTGTACTGATTTCAATACCTTTATACCTCATGGTAAGCGTAGTGTTGCTGAGATACTTGCCGCGCGTAAAGCAAGTAATGAACTTAAAACAAGCCTAGCTAAACCACAGCGAGCAATACCCCTTACTGACCCTAGTGTACCTACAGAGGCGCATGCTTGGGTACTACAGGCAGGATTGCTTCCAGAGGATGCTAGTAGTACTTATGGTATGTCATATGACCCTTACACTAGACGGGTACTTATACCTCTGGAAAATGGTTTCTTGGCTAGGGCTGTGTTTAATGAACGACCTAAGTATATCAAATCCTCAAAAGCAAGTGTTTATGAGTTACCCGTAAATGACTCGACAGTTGTAGTTACTGAGGATATATTATCCGCTATAAAAGTTAATTCATTAGGATACAGTACCCTTGCTATACTGGGTACGGCTGTATCCCCTACCATTGCAAGTAGGATAGCACGCTATAAAAATATTATTATATGGACAGATAGCGATAAAGCTGGAGATGCTGCTTATGTTAAGTTGCGTAAAAAGTTAGCCCTGTATCCCGTCAGTGTCAGGCGTATAGTAACGGATGATGACCCTAAACTCATTCATAAAAAAACAATAAGAAAATTAATGGAGACTATATGAAAATTAAAATAGATAAACACAGAGATAGCCTATTAGAAAGTTATGCTGTAGGTATGTTAAAAGATTTCTACCTATTAGATACAGAGCAGTCGCCACAAGAGGGATTTGCTAGGGCTTCTACGGCTTGGGCAGGTGGTGATAAGAAACTAGCACAGAGGCTGTACGATTATGTAAGTCAAAAATGGTTTATGTTTGCCAGCCCCGTACTATCCAATGCCCCTGCAGAAACTAAGCCTAAGGCGTTACCTATATCATGTTTCTTAACTTATGTACCAGATACTGTAGAGGGATTGATAGAACATAGCAGTGAACTTCGCTGGCTGTCTGTTAAAGGTGGTGGCGTGGGAGGCCATTGGGATGATGTTAGAACTGTGTCCGATATAGCCCCTGGCCCGATTCCATTCCTACATACTGTAGACGCTGATATGATAGCCTATAGGCAGGGTAAGACACGTAAGGGGAGTTATGCTGCTTATATGTCAGTACATCATCCTGACCTAATGGAGTTCTTAAATATAAGAGTTCCTACAGGTGACGTTCAGCGTAAGGCTTTGAATATACATAACGCCATCAATATCACTAATGAGTTCATGAGAGCTGTGCAGGATGACCTAGAGTATGAGCTAAGAGACCCTAAGGATAACTCTGTTAAAGAGAAACTAAAGGCTCGTAAGGTATGGGAGCGCATAATGGAGGTACGCTTCAGGACAGGCGAGCCGTATCTGAACTTCATAGATACTGCTAACAAGTTTTTACCTAGAGCTTTAAGAGATAAAGGTTTAAAAATACACGGCTCTAATCTGTGCAATGAGATACACTTACCTACCAATAAAGATAGAACTGCTGTGTGTTGCTTATCCTCACTTAACTTGGAATACTATGATGAGTGGAAAGATACCTCTATAGTAGAAGACCTAGTAACTATGTTAGATAATGTATTAACGTACTTCATAGATAACGCCCCTGATGTGCTTAGTAAGGCTAAGTATTCCGCTATGAGAGAGCGTAGCATAGGGTTAGGAGCTATGGGATTCCATAGCCTATTACAGCAGAAGGGTATCCCTTGGGAAAGTGTAGAGGCTAGTGTAATTAATCATGACGTATTCAGTCTAATTAAGGATAGGGCTGTAGCTCAAAGTAGAGTATTGGCTAAGTCCAGAGGTGAGTATTTAGATGGTGTAGGTACAGGCAAAAGGCACAGTCACTTATTAGCGATAGCCCCTAACGCATCTAGTTCAATTATACTATCTACATCCCCATCTATAGAACCTGTTAAGGCTAATGCTTATACGCATAGGACTAGAGCAGGGTCATTTTTGGTTAAGAATAAATACTTAGAGAAGTTGTTAGAAGACAAAGGCGTCAATACTGATAGCGTATGGACTTCTATTATAACCAATAAAGGTTCTGTACAACATCTGAAGTACTTAACAGACGAAGAGAAAGCTGTATACAAAACAGCTGATGAACTTAACCAATCTTGGGTAGTTAGACATGCCTCTGATAGACAGCCTTATATATGTCAGGGCCAGTCTGTTAACCTATTCTTTCCTAGTGGGGCTAGTAAGGCTTATGTTAATAGGGTACATATACAAGCATGGGCTGATGGTCTTAAGGGGCTATACTATCTAAGGACTGAGAGTACTGCTAGGGCAGAGAATGTATCTGAGAAAGTTGAGCGTGTGGCCTTGAAGTCTGATAACAGAAGCATTATATATGGTAAGGACGATTGCCCATACTGTCAATTAGCTAAGGTGGAACTTACATTGAGAAACATTGATTACGAATACATATCCCTAACGGATATTAATAAGACTGCTAGTGAAGTAACAGGCAGAGATGTTTATACAGTACCCCAGATATACATAGATGGACAATACATAGGAGGATACGCTCAACTGATGGAAACTGAAGATGATGATTGCCTAGCGTGTGAAGGATGAGTACGTCTGCATTCATTCACAAAAATATAACAAAATTTTTTAAGCCAAAAATGGAGAAAATATGTCATTATTAGACTACAGTAAAGCCTACAAGCCTTTCAAGTACCCTTGGGCAGTAGAGCTATCAAAAAAACATGAAGAGGTACATTGGATTGAGGATGAGGCAGAATTATCTGAAGACATTCAAGACTGGAAGACTAAGCTGACCCAGGAGGAGAAAACTTTTATCACACAGGTGCTGCGGATGTTTACACAGGCTGACGTACAGGTAGGACAGAACTATCATGAGATGCTTATCCCTGTGTTCAAGAATAATGAGGCTAGGAATATGTTATCCTCATTTGCAGCTAGGGAAGCTATCCATCAGAGAGCCTACGCTCTACTGAACGATACTTTAGGACTACCCGATGAGGACTTTCATAAGTTTCTTGAGTATACTGAGATGGCTGACAAGATAGCGTTCATGAGTGACAAGACTAGTAATACTTTTCAGGGAACTGCCCTTGCATTAGCTAAGTCTGTGTTCAATGAGGGCCTGTCTGTGTTCGCGTCTTTTGTGATGCTGCTTAACTTCCAACGCTTTGGTAAGATGAAGGGTATGGGTACTATTGTTGAGTGGTCAATACGAGATGAGAATTTGCACGTACAAGGTAATGCAAAATTGTTCAGAGAGTTCTGTGCAGAGCATCCCAGAATTGTAACAGATGAGTTAAAGTCTAAAGTATATCAGATAGCTAGGGATGTAGTGTCTCTAGAGGATAAGTTTATTGAACTGGCATTTAATGGATTAGATATGGAAGGACTAACCGAGAAAGATGTTAAACAGTACATAAGACATATAGCAGATAGGAGGCTGCTGCAATTAGGAATGAAACCTAACTTTAAAGTGAAAGACAACCCTTTACCTTGGCTTGATTGGATATTGAATGGTGCTTCACATGATAATTTCTTTGAGAAACGAGTGACGGAATATTCTACTGCAGGTATGTCAGGCTCTTGGGGATGGGAGACTATAAATGGATAATAGAATGAAAATAATGATTAATGGTTACGCTAGGCATGGAAAGGATGCTGTAGCAGATATCTTAACAAGCTATAACTTTAGAAAGAAAGATGCTTCTATGATTGTAGCACGAGATATCGTGCTGCATGCGTTACCAAAGAATTACTATGGCTATGGTTGCTTAGAAGACCAGATAATGATGTGTTATCTGGATAGAGTTAAGCGAAGAGAGTGGTGGTACGAGTACGTGAGAAACTTTGGTCCTGATAAGCTTACTATTGAGTGCCTAACAGGTGGAGACTTACGTGTAGGTATACGTAGGAGGTCTGAGTTTGAAGCAGTCAAAGAATTATTTGATTTAACTATCTGGGTAGATGCTAAAGGAAGGTTAGGTGAAGAAAACTTAGAGCCTTGGCTTGACATTGGGCCTGGGGACCACGATATAGTAATACATAACAACGGAGACTTAAACGACCTCAGGCATGCTGTAGAATGTGTTATGCGGTCTTTATTAACGGAGTAACTATGATAGACTTAACATTACTACAGATGCTTAAGTATCGCGGAGAGTTCTTTAGGATTAAAGGTAGAATACCTAACAAAGCCTTGGACCCTCAGACTATACAGATACTTAAGTCCTATGAGACATACTTTAAGAACTGTCCTGAGGCTAAGAGCGTAGATGCTCAAAAGCTGCTTACCATATTCAGAGCTAACAACCCTGACATGGCTGAGGAAACAAGGACTGCTTATGAAGGTATCATATCTCATATAGTTAATGACGTGTCAGAAGAAGAGAAGTCTGGAGTCATGCGTTCCTTGTTAGAGCTGCGTATGGGTACAGACATAGCTAACCTTATTGACAAGTGGGATATGGGTGACGTGGCTAACCTACATGCAGAGCTGAGAGGTGTATCAGATGAGTTCGAGAGAGACTGTGATATAAAGTCGTTAGATTATATAAAGCCTGACCTCAATGAGCTGCTAGAAGATAGTAAAGAAACCTCTGGATATCAGTGGAGACTTGAGAGCCTACGTAAATCACAGCGCGGATTACGTCCAGGTGACTTCGGTATCATAGCAGGTAGACCTGACAAGGGTAAGACTACTTTCCTAGCGTCAGAGCTAACTCACCTAGTAACACAGATACCTGAGGATAAGACTATCCTATGGTTAAACAATGAAGGAAGAGGAGATAGAATATTCCTGAGACTAGTACAAGCTGCATTAGGTAAACAAGTGTCACAGATACGTAACACTCCTAACCCTATGGAAGCTTACAAGAAAGCTATTAAATCAGATGACCCCTACAAGATTAGAATTGTAGATATACACGGACAAGATACGTATGCAGTTGAGAACTTAATACGTGCTAACGACCCAGCTATAATAGTTTATGATATGATAGATAAGATAAGGGGATTTAAAAGTGAAGCTAGAACTGACCTAGCACTAGAAGAGATGTACTCCTGGGCCAGGGAGATAGGTGTCAAATATGATGCTGTTGGCCTAGCTACATCACAGATAAGTAATGAGGGAGACAACCTTTCATTCCCGTCACTGGGTATGTTAAAGGATAGTAAGACAGGCAAGCAGGGAGCATGTGACTTCCAGCTAATGATAGGAGCTTTAAACGAGCCGTCCTATGAAGGCTATAGATACTTAGGTCTACCAAAAAACAAGCTACGTAGAGAAGGTGCAGCGAGCTGTCCCCGAACTACAGTAGCCTTTAAACCCCAGATAGCACGCTTCGAGGACTTACCTATTGAAGCAGCGAATTTAGATTAGGAGATTAACATGGGTAAAAGAAAAGATTGGACGGATAAAGAATTAGCGGATGCTGTTAAGGAATCTAATGGTAACTTAACTCAAGCAGCTAAGAAACTTAATCATATATACAAGTCCTTTATAAGAGCAGGAGAACGTAGTAAGGTATCAAGGCAGAACCTTCAGACTTGGATTGACCCAAGCGAAGACTTGGCTGAGTTATCTGATAACTTCTCATTACAGAAAACTAATAGAAAGTTAATGCTAACTAACACAAAGCTGCGAAGGAATTTAAAGGCCGCTGAGACGATTGCTGTGACAAAGGATACAGTACTGCTAGAAATCAAAAAAGCTGCTCAGGAAGCATCCTTGAGGTCTCTAGGCCCTATTCAGTTACGACCTAACAACTCTAAGGGTAAGGGTATAATCATTGAACTACTCTTCTCTGACTTACAGATAGGTAAGCTGATGTCTGGGTATGATTCTGATGTAGCCTACCGACGTGTTCAGGAGTGGATTACTGTAGCAATGCAGCGTATCGAACAGTACAAGACCCTAGGCTATAAGATAGATGGTATAACTCTGGCATTGCTAGGAGATATTATTGAGTCTGATAAGAAACATGGGTTGCAATCTGCCAGAGCTTGTGATATAGGAACAGCTGACCAGATTAAACGCAGCATAGATATACTATATAATGTAGTGCTGCGAGAACTAGCTACAGTGAACGCGCCTATGAAAGTTATATGTATCACAGGGAACCATGACTGGGATGGACACGGATTGTTTATGTTTAAGCCAGGGAGAGAGCAGCTGTCATGGCCGCTGTATCATGCACTGAAAGCTATGTGTGAGATAAGTGACATGGATGCTGAGTTCATTATACCTGAGGGAGCATTCCACGTACATGATATCTATGGAACTAAGGTTCTATATGAACATGGTGTAGGTGTTGGAGCTGGGTATACTCAGATGAAGAACCACCTAGCTAAAAGAACTGACCAGTTAAAAACGTACATCACTCTATTTAGAATGGGTGACAAGCATAACATATGTCAGTTCAATAACAACAGGTATGTAGTTAATGGTGCATTCTTTGGTGACAGTAGACACGGAGAAGAGTACTCAGGTATAGTAGGGTACGATGGTGAACCTGCTCAGATTATGTTCGCCCACGTAAAAAGAAAGGATAACAGAAGAACAACTATCTTTGATAGTTTTGCAATTCAGTTAGGACATATTGACTAATGGATATTTATGACTATATAAATAGTAACCTTGAGAATGAATTAAGAAAGCAAGGGCGCGTTGCCCGTATCTCTGGCATAGGTAGAAAGGATGAGATTATACTATGCGAGACTGAGGCAGAGCCTCTTGAATATCAAATAGAAAAAGTAATACATGACTTAGAATTACAATATAGTAACACATATTTTGTGATAAAAATTTTGGAGGAGTAAATGTACTTAGTGTTCGATAGTGAGACCCAGATACATAAGAAGTATAAGCGTACTGCTAATCCTTTCATACCTGAGAACTACGTAGTAGCTAGGGGATGGAAGAAAGAAGGAGATGCACAGAACTCTGTGCAGTTCTACAAACCTTCCCAGGATAACTGGTTAGTGATTGACGATGATGTAACTGTACTAGTAGGACACAACATTAAGTTCGATTTACTTTACGAGATGCAAGCTGGGAACCCGTATCTACGTGAGTTCTATAAGCGTGGTGGTAGTATCTGGTGTACGCAGTACGCTGAGTACTTACTGAATGCTATGCAGCGACAGTATCACATGAACTCTATGGATGGTATTATAGAAACATATGGAGGTAGAAAGAAAATAGATGGAATGAAAGCCTTGTGGCAAGCAGGAGTACAGACCGCAGACATTGACCCAGAGCTAGTCAAAGATTATTTGATTGGTACTGAGGCTGAGGGCAGGAACTCAGGCGACATAGGCAACACGGAACTAATATACCTTGGGCAACTTAAATCTGCCCAGACACTAGGCATGACAGAATCATTACGTTTACGTATGGATGGACTTGCAGCAACAACTGAGATGGAATACAATGGGCTTAAGGTATGTACTACCACAGCCAAGAAAGACTTATCACTTCTCAATGACCAACTGAAAGCTGCCAAGAAAGACCTGAGTAAATACATAGCAGATATACCTGAGGAAGTAGGATTCAAGTGGTCCTCTACCGTATGTAAGTCTGCTATAATATATGGTGGTTCAATACGCTACCGTGTACGTGACACCTACTTAGACGAGAAGACAGGTAAACTAGCAAGACTCAAGGCTACAGAGAAGTGGCCCCTAGTTAATGCAGTACCTGTAAAACCAGAGCTGCTAGGTACACAAACACAAGATGTATTTCTGTCAGGAAAAAACAAGGGTAAGCTTAGGTTTAAGAATGTAGCTGTGGAAGGAGAGCTGAAGACTAGGCTACAAGATAGATACTATGACTTGCCAGGATATGTTAACCCTACTGAGGTGGGCGCTGAGAAAACTAAGAACACTGATGGCAGGGGTAATGTACTTTACTCAACTGATTCAGAGACAATGATTATGTTAGGTAACTCAGACGTACCCTTCCTTAAAGCGTTAGCTGAGAAGATTAGATTAGACAAGGAGATAGGTACGTACTACGTAACTGTAGATGGTAATGGTATCATGAAAGGTATGCTGACTTGCGTAAGTCCTGAGGATAATGTCCTACACCACATGCTTAACCATACTACTACAGTAACAAGCAGACTATCTAGTTCTAATCCTAACTGTCAAAATATACCGAAGTCACCTTCGCGTGTCAAAGCTATGTTCGTATCCAGATTCAAGGACGGTATGGTGGGAGAGATAGATTACTCCCAGCTAGAAGTTGTAGTTCAAGGGCTGCTTACTAATGACAAGCAGCTAGTCTCTGACTTGATTAATCGTGTAGACTTTCACTGCAAGCGTGTATCCGCTAAGTTTAATATAGACTACAAGGATGCTGTGAAGTGGTGTAAGGATGAGACTGACCCGAACTACAAGACATGGCAGCCACGCAGACAAGGTGCTAAGGAGTTTAGTTTCCAACGTACCTATGGCGCAGGGGCTAGTACCATTGCACTATCAACAGGTATGTCCATTCAGGATGTAGAAGAGTTGATAGAGGCAGAGAATAAACTCTATCCAGGCGTTATAAAATTTAATGCTGATGTAGAGCGTACAGTTACTGCTAGTGCTCAGGGATTCAGAGACCCTCTCATGGGATACCGAGCATTCAGGAGAGGCGAGTGGCAGTCACCCACGGGTACAATGTACTCATGGAGAACATATGATGCACCATCCTTTCTCAAGAAGCGTGGTATCATAGACACGTTCAGTCCACCTGAGCTTAAGAACTATCCTGTTCAAGGCACAGGCGGTGAGATAGTACAACTAGTACTAGGTAAACTATGGCGTTACTTCATGAAGAAAGATAACTGGGATGGTAAAGCGTTCTTAGTTAACACAGTACATGATTGTGTGTGGTTCGATATGGATGCGTCAGTCGCAGAAGAAGTCTTAAAGACTGCTAAAATTATTATGGAAGGAGTACCAACTTATCTAAAGAAACATTTTAACATAGACTGTCCTGTCCCATTCCCTGTGGATGTAGAGATGGGTAGGAATATGTTAGACCTACATCACTTAGAAGCTTAATGCTTCTCTATAGAGAACGTAAGTTTCTCTTAATTAAAACCAATTATTATATAACGGAGCTAATATGACTAACTCATTACTAAACGACATTAAAGAACTAGCATCTTCTGGTTCATTAGAAAACCAAACAGTAACTAAATCTGCATACGTAAGACCTGTAACACCTGAGGGTGTAACTACAGCTAGGCTTATAGGATATGTTGAATTAGGATATCAACCTCAGAGACCATATCAGGGACAAGAGAAACCTGATGCACCTATGGTAACATTAACATGGGAGCTTAACGGCCCAGCCTACATGAAGAATGTAGCTAAGGATGGGGAAGCTGAGAAGATAGTACCAACAATTCATAGAGAAACAATTAAGCTTTCTACTAATGAACGTGCTAAGTACTTTAAACTGTTTAATAAAATGCGTAGACCTAACTCGGATGTCGTTCACATGGCACAGATGGTAGGGTCAGGATGCATAATAAGAATAAAACATAACACCTCAAAGAAGGACCCTAGTATTAAGTACGCTAACATCTATACTCCTGTAGATGGCTGGATGGTTTCACCACCTATCGAAACATCTGCAGCTACTAATGAGACTAGAGAAGTTCCTGTACCTGCTGCTGTCGGACCATTACAAGTATTCCTTTGGTCTGCACCTAGCATGGACCAGTGGAACTCACTGTACCAAGACGGTACATATACCAGAAAGGTTGATGGTGTTGATGTAGAACTAAGCAGAAACTTCGTACAGTTTAAAATACTAGGTGCATCTAACCTAAGTGGTTCTAAGCTAGAGAGTATGCTGATTGAGAACAATGCACTCAAGACTACACTGGAGGCTAAGGCTATATCAGACTCGGCTTACAACAACACTAAACCTGTTGTAGTAGAGACCCCTGCCCCTGTAGCAGTAGCTGCAGCAGTAGAGGATAACCCTCTAGAGTTACTTGGTCTTGCATAATGACTAACTTGCTAGACCAGATAGACTTCTCTGATTTAGATAACAACGTACACTCTATGGTCCTGGGCAGTTATGCTGCTCAGGTTCCAGGGAGAGTTGCACACATAGATGCTGACTTCATAGCGTATCAAGTAGCCTGTGAGACAAGAGATGAACTCGATGGATTGAAACCCAGGAGAACTCTGGAGCAGATGAAAGAACAAGTCAGGTCTATAGCAGACTATCAAACTAAATTAGTGGGAGCTGAAAGCTATGTATTATATATCACTCCACCAGCCTCGACTAAGGGCGGACGGTCCGATACTGCGGTTGCCAAGGAGTACCAGGGTAATAGGAAAGGACGGGTTAAACCTGAACACCTTGATACCATTAGAGCCTACATGGGTGAATCTTTGCCTTCTAACATCTCCCTCAATCAAGAAGCGGATGATGCTTTATGTCAGGCGATGTATAAGGCAATGGAAGAAGGCAATCCAGACCTTCATGTCCTCTGTTCTAAGGACAAGGATTTAAATATGGTCCCAGGATATTACTGGGATTACAATGAACAACTAGTACTTAACTGTGAAGATACATTCGGATGGATAGGATTAGATAGAAGTAAGAAGTCACCTAAGGTAGTGGGTAGAGGAACCAAGTTCTTCTGGGCGCAGCTGTTAATGGGTGACGCAGCAGATAACATATTAGGATTACCTAGCTACCATGAGAACGGTAGAGACCATAAGTGTGGGCCTGTTACTGCATATAACTTCTTGAAGGATGCTAAGTCAAACATAGAATGCTATGACATAGTAAGAGATTTATATAAAGGAAGTAAACATGAATGGATTAATTGGAGAACTGGTAGCAAGACTACTTGCTATCATAGTTTGTATGGTGATGCTAATAGCCTATGGCTTTTACGTTATCCTGGTGACAGTATCGCTGCTTTTCTACGGGAGACTCTGGAGGAGAAAGAAAAATGAAATACGAGAAACTGAGAACAAGCCAGATAAAAAGCGTGAGAGCTTTACTATTAAAGAAACAAAATAATACTTGTCCTTTATGTGAAGGTAAGATAGGTACAGCTAGGTCAAAGAAGAGACCTGCTTTAGACCATGACCATACTACAGGTATAATACGTGACGTGTTATGTATTAACTGTAATGGTATGGAAGGTAAGATATGGAACCTGCTTAGACGTATGAAGAAAGGAGAGGCTAGAAATATTTTAAGTAAGCTACTTGAATATTACGAGCGTCATGACCATATGCCACATGGAGCTATACTACATCCGACACATTTAACTGACGCAGAGAAGAGAGACAGACGTAACTTAAAGCAGCGCAAGAAAAGAGCTGAGGCTAAAAGGAACAAGTAATGAAAACCATAGGAGAGCAACTAGACTGGGAGCACAACATGGCTACTCGCGGAGTCGAAAGATTTCGCAAGCAGCAAGCTGAAGCTACTGAGTCTAGAGGACACGAGACTTCTGCTGGCAGCAGACTTCTCAAGTCCTACGTCATAACTATATCAGATAGAATTGCTCTTTACTTAAAGGGCAAGCACCCTGACAGTAGACGTAGGAACAAGTTCAGTAAGTTACTGGACACAATAGATACAGATAAGGTTGCTATGATAGCCTTAAGGAATGTTATAGCATCCGTGTTTAAGAATGGTACAGGCATAGCAAGCATATCTATTCAGATAGGTAGACAGTGTGAGGACGAGCTGCGCTTAACCAAGTTTCAAACAGAGTACAAAGAATACTACGATAGTCTTATACGAGACATGCAGCGTAAGAACATAGCTAACTACAGGCACAAGAGAACTGTACTTACTGCTAAAGGTAAGGACAGAGGATTACTGTGGGAGAGTTGGTCGGAGCAAGATGCCTTTGGTGTTGGTGCTCTGGTTATATCTTTGCTCATGGAAGTGTGTGACCTAGTAGAGCGCAATGATGCCCCTGCTAGTAAAGGCTACATGAAGGGACAATCTATGTTAGTACCTACTCAAGCATGTTTAGATTGGATATCTAATCATGATGAGGTAGTAGAGCTAACTAGTCCAGATAGAATGCCTTGCATAATACCACCAGCTAATTGGATATCGGTAACAGATGGAGGCTTCTGGTCTCCTAACCTACGTAAGAGAACGCCTTTGATTAAGTCTAAGCTTATGAGTAAAGAGCGAGAGATTATGTATGCTGAGGCAGATATGCCTGGGGTATTGAATGCAGTTAACACAATGCAAGCAACTGCTTGGAGAGTTAACACTAGAGTTAAGGCTGTCTTAGATGAGGTATGGGCTAAGAACTTGGGCTGTGGTATGCCACGCTCTGAGCCTTATGTATTCCCACCTTGTCCATTAGAAGAGCACCAGATAGCAGCTGAGCTGCCTTACGATAGCCCTGAGCTTGCTATGTTCAATGAATGGAAAGTAGTTACTAGAGAGCTGCATACCCAAGAGAAAGAACGAGTAGCCAAGAACCTAGCTCTCATACGTACTATGAGACTAGCTAGAGAGATGGAGAAGCATGATAACTTCTGGTATGTATACCAGTGTGACTTCCGTGGTAGAGTATACGCAGCTAGTGCTGGGTTAACTCCGCAGGGTACTGACCACAGTAAAGCTTTGATTGAGTTCAGTACAGGCGATGCCTTGACTGATGAGAATGGGCTACGCTGGTTCATGATAAACGGTGCTAACAAGTACGGTAATGATAAGGTAAGCTATGAAGATAGGATTGCTTGGGTACAGGACAACAAAGATTTTATTATAGAATGCGCTAAAGACCCTATAAGTAACAGAGGTTTCTGGGCTAACTCAGATAAACCTTTCCAGTTCCTTGCTTGGGTCTTTGAATGTGCTGATATGTTTAAGTTGAGTAACCCTTATGAGTTCGTATCTCACTTACCTGTAGCACTAGATGGTAGCTGCAATGGACTACAACACTTCTCTGCTATGCTATCAGATGAAGTAGGTGGTAAGTCAGTTAACATATCCCCTAACACTTTACCTGCTGATATATATCAGGACGTAGCTAACGTGTGCTATGCTAAACTATTAGACCGAGCAAAGCTAGGAGAGGCTCCTGCTATCAACTGGCTAAAGGCTCTAGGTCCAAAGGGTATGTCACGTAAGCTACCTAAGAAACCTGTAATGACCCTGCCTTATGGGTCAACTCAGCAGGCATGTACTACTAGTATATACAACTATGTGACTGACAATCTTTCAAACAAGTTCGACAAGAATACATTCTTTAAACATTCTATATACCTTAACCCATTGCTATGGGCCTCTATAAACGAGGTAGTTATAGCAGCTAGGGCAGCTATGGATTGGATACAAGAGTGCAGCGTTATACTTGCTAGGAAGAATATACCATTGAAGTACTACAGTCCATTAGGATTCCCTGTACTACAAGCTACACAGAAGTACAAGTCTAAACAGATACGTACACAAATCAATGGTAACTTACAGGTCAGAGTAGCTACTTACACAGACCAACTAGACACCAGGAAACAGCGTCAGGGTAGTAGCCCTAACCTAGTACACCATGTGGATGCTTGTCATATGATGATGGTTGTCAATGCGTGTTCAGGTAACGGGGTATCTAACTTCGCTATGATACACGATGACTTTGGTGTACCAGCTAAGTACGCAGCAGATTTACAGAAGAATATAAGGCAGCAATTTGTAGCATTGCATAACTACAACGACGTACTACAAGACTTTAAACAACAACATGAAGACGTTTATGACGTAGAATTACCGAGCTTACCTAGTAGAGGAAGCTTGGATATAACGGAGGTACTTAACTCAGACTACTTCTTTAATTAACTTAATGCTTCTCTATAGAGATATAACGAAAGGAGGTATTATGTCTTATGCAGATTTATCTAAAGACGACCAGGTACTTACCGCTATTAAATTTATAGCTATAGGTTCTGAGATACCCTTAGAGTTACAAGAAGAACTAGGTTCTGAATTAGTTTATGAGGTAAGTAATCCTATTAAAGGAGACTAACTTGAAAATAGAATCGAAGACTACAGACGGACACGTTAGCCAGTCGGTTAGACGTATCCTGACATTTATGACTGCACCCTCTACCTTACAACGAGGTGAAGGTGAGTTTGGTATAGGCTCTGAACATGCTAAGGCTGAAATAAGAGCTGCATTGTCAGAAGTATTAGGGAGGTATCCGTGGTACGAAGGGCCTTAGTATCAGACGTAGACCATATATTAGATATCGCAGAGGTATTTAATGATGACTATGGACTACCAAAAATAAATAGAGAAAGAGCGCGTATAACCTTGTTAGGTTTTATCAAACATGGTGTAGTGTTCTGTTCAGACGCTGGGGCTATAGTAGGCATGACCTACGCAGACCCCTTCAGAGATAGAACCCTGCTGCTAGAAATAGGTTGGTACGCTGATGGTGGAGGAATGACTGGCGTTAAGTTACTTAACACATTCATTAAGGAAGCCAAGAAATTAGAGGTAGATGCAGTTATTATGAGCACCTTAAGCAACAGTGATTTACGAATTGGTAAGTTACTAGAGCGACAAGGCTTCTCAGTATCTGAAACGTCCTATACTCTAGAACTAGGAGGACATATAAAATGTCTATTATAACAGGACTACTTGCTGCAAAGCAAGCTAAGAAAACTAGAAAAGCACAAGAGCGAGCCAACCAAGAGGCAGAGACAAGAGCTATAGAAGCAGCTGCTTTATCTGAGACTCAGGAAGATACTGGTGCGGATATAATATTTGGTGCAGCTAAAGGTGGACGGACGTTACTACGTAGACGCCCGACACAAGGCCCAACAACAGGGCCTAGACCAAGGCTTATGGGATTAGGTGGCTTCGGTGGAGGAGACCCTGGCAGAGGCTATAACAATATGAGGCTGCTATGAGTACTTATCCAAACCCTAAGGGAAACATTGGTCAAGTCTGGATGCAGATGTACCAAGAGAAGGGTGACTTACTGGAGCGCAGTGAAGCTTATGCTAGATGGACTCTAGCTAATATACTTCGTGCTGATAGAGAGACACACCAACAGAATACAGAAATGACTAAAGGTTCTGTGATGATGGGAGCTAAGTGGGTTAATCACTTAGCCAATAGAATAGTAGATGTACTGTTCCCCTTATCCAGACCATTCTTTACTGTGTCTTTAACACCTAAAACTAAATTAAAATTAGAACAAGAAAATGGCCCAGACCAAATGGCCGTTGTGAAAGAACAGATAAGAGAAGCTACTACTAGGATAGAAGAAGAGGCTATAAGAAACCTTAGACTAGTAGAATACAGACCTGTAGCTATTGAAGCATGTAAGCATCTTATTATTACAGGCAATGCTTTACTTAGAAGAATGCCGTCAGGCAAAAGAATACTGTACTCTATTGACCGCTATGGAATTAGACGTGATATAGAGGGTAATGCCATTGAAGTTGTACTATATGACCGAAAGAAATATTGTACCTTTGACCCAGAAATGCAAGCTATGATTAGAGAAGTGCATCCTAAGGTTAAAGATGATGACAAGATGGAATTATTATCTCACTATAAAATGGAAGCTGATGGCCGCTGGTGCTTTAAGCAAGAAGTAGAAGGTGTAGCTATAGGTAAACAAGTTAAGTATGTTAAAGAAGACTTTGACTTACTACCGTTAGCCTGGAACTTACCTTCTGGTTTTCATTATGCTACTGGCTTAGTAGAAGATAACTCTACTACATTTCATAAGCTAGATGTAACCACAGAAGCTCTTACAGATATGGTAGCTATCGCAGCTGACATTAAGTTCTTTGTTAGACCAGGCTCTGCCTTAGGTTTACAACTAAGAGAACTCAATAATGCACAGCGAGGTGCTTACTTTGCAGGTAATGCAGAGGACATAGCTGTACCAGAGATTAACTTACGTGGTGACTTAGATACTATAGCTAATATAGTAGCTAAATGGGAAGGTGATTTATCAAGGGTATTCTTATTATCTAATGTACGTGACGCTGAACGTGTTACTGCAGAGGAAATAAGGCTTATAGCTAGGGAACTAGAGAGTTCCTTTGGTGGACTGTATTCTCAATTAGCGTTACAATGGCAACAGAAAGAAGCTGACTACGCTTTATCTAAGATGAAGATAGGCTCTGTAGGTAATCTTGATAGCCAATTCGAAGTACTTGTTACTACAGGTATGGAGAGTTTATCTAGGGAAGGTCAAATTGATAACCTTAGATTAGCTATCAGTGACTTGCAGATGTTAGAAGCTGTACCTCAGGAGATTAGGTCTATATTTAATCCAACTAGATTCGGACAGTTTATCTTTGTAAACAGAGGAGTTGCATTAGCAGACTTCTTGAATACTCCTGAAGAGTTACAAGCTATGCAGCAACAGGAGATGGAGATGGCTGGTAGACAGGCTGAGATAGACACTGCTGCTAGTGTAGCACAACATGCTGGTAAATCAGAAATAGATAATATGGACGGTCAACAATAGGAGAGTATATGACTGATGAAAGTAACCCACATTCAAATGTTTCAACTGAAGAGCGTAAAGCTGCTGAGGTAGCTGAACAAGCAGCTGCTAAAGAAACCCCAGTTGAAGAAGCCCCAATACAAGCTGTGTCAAATACAGAGGCCAAGGATAAACCTGTAGACCCTGAAGCAGATGCAGCTCTAGTAGAAGATGATAAAGAGGAAGCAAAGCCTGACGATGGTGAGGCGCCTCTTGATACACAAGCTTGGGGAGATACAAATAGTGAAGTAGGAAATAGTGTTCTGAGATTAATACAGAACGCTGGAGGAACACCCGAACAGGCGAAGGCATTATTGTTTGACGCTGTACGGGATAATGATATGTCTAAGATAGACAAAGCAGAGCTTACTAATTTAGTAGGTGAATCAAATGCTACAATCATTATGTCAGGTGCAGCCTCCTATGCTACAGAGATAGCTGCTAAAAACGTAGAGATAGCTAAGACAGTTAATGAAGCCGTAGGCGGTGCAGCTAACTGGGAAGCTATACAGAACTGGTCAGACAACTCTGACTTACCTGATGCAGAGAAAGCAGAGTACAATGAACTCTTATCTGCAGGAGGTGCTAAAGCTAGGTTCGCAGCTACAGAACTATTAAGCAAATATAATGCCGATTCTGGCAACACACAAATTACGGACACAAACCGAGTTGACCCTGATGTTGATACAACTACCCAGTCCGAAGCTATAACTGCACGCGAATATTATAAGCGTATGGCTATGGCAAACCGTAAAGGTCAAGATACAACAGCTATAAAAGCGGCAAGAGCAAAAGGCCGTAAGCTAGGTATCTAACCTATAAACTGGGAATAATCCCACAACATTAAATATAAGGAATTAATATGCCTATCCCTTCAGACTCAACTCACTTGAGTGCTCAGGCTACATCAGAAATGATTGAAGAGTATGCTGGCGCAGTGGATTCACAATTCGCTAAGTCGTCAATCATGCGTGGCTTCGTAAACATAGATAACCTACAAGGTACAGACACAAAGATTAAGCGTCGTGTCGGACGTACCGTTCTTAAGAAGGTAGTAGCTGGTGTAAGACCCGATGCTTCTCCAACTTCATTCGGACGTACAGCCGTAACAGTCGATACGATTTCATTAGCTCGCGATAACCGTGACCTATTGAATGAGTTCCAAACAGACTTTAACGCACGTCAACAGTTAGGTATGGACCACGGTAAAGAACTTGGTAAACTATTTGACCAAGCTCATATTATCGCAGCTATCAAAGGTGCAGCAGCAGCTGCTCCAACAGATGCCGATGGTACTAACTACAACGGTGCATTCGGTGCAGGTTCAACAACTACAATGGCCGCATCTAATGATGACCTAGACCCAACTAAATTCTATGAAGCTATTGCTGCACAGATAACAGCTATGGAAGAAGAAGACATTGACATTGAAGAATGCGTTGTGTTCGTACGTCCAACATATCAAGACGTACTACTTAATAATGACAAATTACTTAACCGTGATTTCTCTTCAGACAATGGTGACTTTGCAAATGGTACATTCAGAACGCTTAAAGGTGTTCCGATTGTGTCTACTACCAGAATACCAACTGCTGCTATTACTGGCCATGTAATGTCTGACGCTAAGAACTCTAACTTCTATGACGTAACTGCTGCAGAAGCTAGAAGTAAAGCTATCATTATGCACCCTAAAGCTCTATTCGCTGCAGAAACTATACCATTAACTTCTAAGGTATACTACGACGATAAAGAACTTCAGTGGTTCATCGATTCATACTTAGCATTCGGTGTTAACTATGACAGACCAGATTGCGCTCGCGTAGTCCGCTCATTCGACTAAATAATTAACGAGGCTCTCCTGTTTATTCGGGAGGGCCTTTTTTTGTTTTATAGATTCCTGAGCTTTTGCTCTCCGTGGGTTCGGGAATCTTTACAACAAAAAAGAAAGGAACTACTATGCCTACAACGGCCAACATTAAACTGAGTTTAATAAACAGCATGTTACGTACAATAGGTTCTGCTCCCTTAGCTGGAGAAGACACGTCACATCCTGATTACATTACAGCCAATGCGGTGCTTGAAGAAGTCATAGAAGATTTCTCAAGTAAACCTCTATGGTTCAACAATTCAATAGAAACCCTATCACAAGATAACGATGGTAGGATTCCAGTACCTACTAATGCTGTAGCAGTAGACCCCACAGATGGGTCTAACCTAGCTGTAGCAGGAAACTTCTTATACAATGTAGATAAGAGAACAGATATTATAGGTAAAGATGTAGAGTGCTACGTCCACAGAGAAATAGAACTAGGGCTTATGCCCAGGGAAGCTATTAAGTTTATTAGAGCAGCCTGTAGATTTAAGTTCTATGCAGATGAGGATGGTGGTTCACAGAAGCTACAAGTATATGCACAGGCTGCACAGTTGTCAGAGCTAGAACTTAACTCTGTAAACATAGCCCGTATGGATATGAACTTCTTTGCCTCAGGTTCTGGAAGAACATTCTTTATACCTAGACCCTCTAACTATCAACATATTGGTAGTAGTGCTGGTTCAGGTGGAGTTAAAACAATATTTCAAACTAGCTAGGAGAAGTCATGGCTGATACAAATACATTAGGAAGTATGTTGCAAGGTATTAGCCAGCAACCTCCTCACATAAGACGCGATGGTAAAGTAACAGAACAAGTTAACTTAATGTCAGACGTTGTAGAAGGAATAAAAACTAGACCAGGTTCTAAATTAATCGGTGTTATAGAAGAAAATGGAGCGTCAGGCTCTTCAACTATTATATCTAAACCTGGAGCAGAGCTTCCTGTTACAGTAGAACCAAAAATTGATACTAGTGGAAAGTATTATACCTTTACTATAGATGGAACCGTGTATCAAATAGGTATAAGTGTAAATGGTATAGAAATACTTAATCAAACTGGAGAAGTATTAAACGTAAGTTTAACCACGGCAGCTAATACTTACTTAGCAGATAGTGCTAATGATTTATCTGTTTACGTATATGACAATGGTGAAGAAACAGTTGCGTATGTATTAAACAGAAATAAAGTAGTGGCTATGGATAACAGTGCTGCTACTATTGCAGCTCAGGAAGCTGAAGTAGTTAAAGATGTAGGGTTAGTAACTTCTTTAGGAGGACAGTTCTCACATACCTATACAGTAAATGTTGACCATGATGGTGGAAGCTTTAGTGGTTCTTATACAACACCTAACGGAACAGGCTCAGGTCACGCAGCCCAAACAACTTCTGATTATATTGCTAGTTCATTAAGAACTTCATTAGCAGCAGCTGCTCCTGTAGGAACTACTGTAGCAGTAAGTGGTTCTGTTGTAGCTATTACAGGTCTTACTGGGATAACTATTACAGTATCAGATGGTGAAGGTGGTGCTACTTTAGTAGAATCAAGTAACGTAGCTAAAAACACTGACAAGCTTGCTAACACAGCTCCTCATGGTACACTAGTTAAAGTACATGGGTTAGATGGAACAGCAGATGATTTCTGGATGCGCTTTGAATCTAACTACACTAATACAGTAGGCTCTGGGTTTGGAGATGAGGGTATATGGAGAGAGTGGTATAACGTATCAGAAGCAGCAGCTTTAGATGCTGAAACTATGCCAATGAAAGTTACGCCTACTACAGGTACATACGATATGGCTATAGATGTAGCTCCTTGGACACAACGACGTGTAGGTGACTCAGAGACTAATCCTGAACCTGCTTTTGTAGGTAAAAAAATAAAAGATATAAGTGGCTTTCAATCCAGACTTGTTACTGTAGCAGGACCTGTTACTAACTTCTCTGTTACTAATGAGCCAACAGACTTCTTTAAGAATTCTGCTGTGGCTGAGATAGCAACTGACCCAATAGAAATAATATCAACAACTGCTGATGAGTTCAGTCTTTTGTATATAGTACCTTTTGATAGGGACCTAATACTCTTTGGAGATAGAGTACAATTTCTTGTGCAAGGCGGAAGTGCATTAACTGCATCTAACGCTTCATTAGTACAGACAACAGCTTATGATATACAAGATGGTGTGCGTCCTGTAGCTACAGGTAGAACTGTTTTGTTTCCATTCTCTATAGGAGAATACGGAGGAGTAAAGGAGTTCTATACAGCTGGTAACGTAGAGGCTAATCAAGCTATATCAATTACATCTAGTGTACCTAAACTTATATCGGGTACTATAGAACAGATGAAGTACTCTGATACTGCGGATACATTACTTATAAAGTCTAGTTTAAATAAATGGAGATTATATGGTTATAAACAACTGTGGGATGGAGAAAAGAAATTACAATCTGCATGGTTTAAATGGGAGTTCCCTGGAGAAATAATTAATTATAACTTTGATAAGAATAAGTTATATGTATTACACTTTAAAGGTGGGGTAACTAGTGGACATTATGGAGAAGTATGTCAAGTTGTATTAGACTTAGATAGTCCTAATGCAAGTGGATTAGATTATCCGTTAGCTCTAGATTCATATGAAATATATAATGGGGATGGTACAACTGACTACGGTGTTAGTATGGGCAGAACTAATATGCCTAACGATACATCATCCCCATACGGAGATGAATATTCTGTGTATCAATTCCTAGATAACAATCTAGTTATTATACAAGGTGCTGGATGTGATAGTCCAGGGCAACCTGCAGAGCATTTAACACCTACTGCTAGTGCATCTAATACTTATACAGATGGTACTGCTATGTGGTATGACTATAGGTTTCCTATTGCTACTGTACCTAAGAACTCTACACTATATGCAGGTTATGATATAACCTCTACATTTAAACCTACTATGCCGTTTATACGTGATAGTAATAACATAGTAATAAGATTTATAAGGTTAGTTATATCTAAGTTTATAGTTCATTTTAACAACAGTGGTCCTATGACTGCTACCGTAGGTAGTAAATATAGAAGCGCATCTGCACAGATAACATCTGTACGTACTTTATCTAACGATGGAGTAGGATTAGCGTTTGACCCAGACGACCCCGAAGGGGACGGAATAAAGAGTGGAAGTTTTGATGTTCCTTTTAGAGAACAATCAGATATTTCTGAATTAACAATTACCGCTAATGGTGGTGTACCTATTAACATAAATGAAATAGAATGGGTAGGCCAAGTTCGTGGAGGAAGAAGGAGGTTATAATGTCAATACAAATGGCACAAGCTGTTATAGGCGCAGGAACAGCTTTAGCAGGATACTTCCAGGCTAAAGAGCAAACTAGGTTGCAGCGTGAAAGTCAGCGACATAGGAACGCTGTTCTAGCACTAAACTCTAATCTACAAAGAAACGCCTTAGAACTACAAGAGATAGATGCACGTAACGCTAGCAGAAGACTTGACAAACAAATACAACTACAGAGTATGCAGGATAAAGCAGCAGGAGAAGTTTCTGCTGCTACTTCTGGTGTTACAGGTGGGTCTGTTACTGCAGTTTTACGTGGTTTAGAAAGAAGCTCTATGTTAGCACAAGCGGCTAGAATGCAAAACACATCTACTATGTTTAGGCAGCTTGGACAACAACGCAGAAACATTAACGTAGGTCAAATAATAGGAGAAGACAGAACAGTTATTCCAGGACCTGATGTAGGTAGTTTACTACTAAGTATGGGTACAGCTGCCTTTGAAGGGTATGGACAAACTAGAGATTTTAAAAGCTCTACTTTAAATAGTTTATTTAAAGCTAATTATAAAAGAGGAAGTTAATTATGTCTACAAGTAGAAGACAACAAATACAAGATAATTTACAGAATGCTGCACAAATAAATCCAGAAGCAACTAAACCTGCACAGTTTCAATCAGGAACTACTGAAGGCGTAGCTTTAAATAACTTTACTGTAAAGGCTCTTAATAGCGTAAATAATTTTTTAACGGGTGCAGCTCAATCATTTGTTAATACTAAAATAGAAGAAGATTATTTAGATGGACAAATTAAACGTCACCAAGGTGTAGCATTTGAAGACCTTCCTGGAAAAGGAAGAAATAAATTTCTTAATGAAGGATGGAGAGTAGTAGACGCTAATAATACACTTCAATCTATGTTTACTGAACTTGAGAATGAGGTTGAAAGCAAGCATTTTAAGATATCCCCTGAAGAATTTAGACCTTTAACTACTCAATTTTTAACAGATAAATTAGACGGTTTAGATGGTCCTACCGCTTCATTAGTTAAAGAGGGTATTAATAAATACCTCCCTACAATACTAACAAAACAGCTTAATCTTTATGACCAAGAAAGTAAAAAGAATGCAGGTCTTTCTATTAACGAATTTATAAAAAATATACCTTTGAGTATTAGTACGGTAGGCCTACAAGATGCTCTTGCTGGTCCAGAAGGTATAAAAACACTGACGGGAAATCTCTATGAAACAGAACAAGAACAGGCGGTCCTAAATGCGGTTGTGCAACGTCTTGGTTTAAATGAAGATGGAGTAGACTTTTTTGATAAGTTTAAAAGTACAGAGTATGGTAAAAATATTTATGACTCTTTAGATACCGACACTAAAATAGAACTAAGTAATTTTAAAACTACTAGAGTTCAACAATTAAGCCAAAAGATATCTCAAGAACGTCAGAAAGATATTCAGGCAGCGACTGAAGATTATTTAAGACTTGATAATAATATGACGGGCGAGCAGTATTTATCTACTATATTTGCTATTTTTGAAGACAAAGGTGTGGCACTTAAAAATTTAAGTCCTACAATAAAAAATGCTTTTTCTAAAGTAGTAGACAAGAAAGAAGCTGCGATTGAAGATATATTACTAGAAGAGGTTAAGGTTTTTAATACTATAGACAACTTTGATGTAGATAATTTTGTAGAACCTTTAGCCGCTTTAATAAATCCAGATAACCCTGTTGCTAGTATAGCACAACTTAAAGAAGGTTTTAAGAATAAAAAAATTAAAGGTTTAGATAGGGCAGACTCAAGAATGTCTGTTGCTATAGCACTTACTAAACCAGGCATTACAGAAAAAGAGCTTAATAATTGGGTTGAACAAAAAATGCCGCGTGGAGATATACAAGAGTATGTATCCAGTGTATTTGATAAGAATACTGGTCAAGCTGTAAAATATGTTGATGAAGCACTTATTAGTTTACAAATTGAAGCAAAAGACGTTGCGCAACAAAACGCCCTTAATAGTGCGTTAGAATATTCTGACATTGTAATGCCAGCACAAACAAAATATTTAAATAATGAAATATCAGAAAAAGAGTTTATTGCTACTAGTAAAGACGCTTTAAATATAGATAGCTTAAAAATTACACCTGAAATGTATAAGTTTGTTTCCAGTTCTGTAAATAGAAAAGGTCAAATAGTTAGGGAGAACAAGAATAAAGAAAGGGCAACTAGGTTGTCAGGAAATATAGACAATATTATTAGCGAGACCAAGACTCTTATAGACGCAGAGTTTGTTGCAACAGCTTTTCCTGACGTAGAAGTTATAAACAATATTAGAGATAATGCAAAACAACGTATAGTAGAAGCTTATAAACAGTCTGGTTTAAATCCAAATATTATTAATAAAGCAGTAGGAGAGGTTAGATTATCTAATCTTGTATCTAGTGCTACTAATAAAAAAGCACTTAATGTAGCTACTTTCATGGGTATGAATAGTGTAATGAGTAAGACTGGAGCGTGGCCTACTACAATAGATTCCAGTGGAAAAAAAGAAATTTCAAATACTAAATTACTAGACAGTTTTGTTATTGAGGCTGCTCAAGAATATTCTGTAGAAAACGCAGCACTTCTAGAAGGAGGAGCGTCTTCAGAGGAATTAGTAAACCCCTTAGCAAAAGCAATTTTATCTACAAGGTATATACCTACGGAGTTTACAACGTCTGCAGGAATACAAGATGTATTTAATAATCAAAGGCCAGAGGGAGTTACAGATACCCAAAAAATGTTCATAGCCTCTCGTGTAGGTACTTACATGGAGCTAATGAATAAAAACCCTGCGTTAGCTAAAAAGTTTGGAAATCATATAGATAGAGCCTATATGGATTTAATACTAGAGAGGCGAGAAAGGGGTGACGTTACTGCAAAGGAAGAAGGCTTTAATGAAGCTATTGATATTGTAGCTAGTCTAGCAACTGAAATAAATAAAGTTAACTTTGAAGAATCTATTAGTGTTATAGATGAAGCAGTAGATAATAAACTTAAAGATTATTCTATTAGTGGAAACTCTTTATCTCATATTAAATACGCAGTGACTAATATGGTAATAAAGTCACAATTACGTAACGGTAATATAAATTCTAAACTAGAAGAAAAACTTGCAGTACAAAGTATTAAAAACTATATGGCTGATAATGTTCATATAATTAAGTCTTATGATGAAGAGAGTGTGTTTGTTGAATCAGACCCTAATAGTACTATACTTTCTAGGATGTATGGAGAAAAAGCGCATCTGTATAAACCTAAACATATTGCTAATGATTTAACTGACTTTATGTTTAATAAAGGTGACAAAGATTTAAAAAATGTTTTAACAGAAAAAAATAAATTTTGGTCTTCTTTTTGGCCTGGTGGACAAAATACACAGGGCCTTCCTGGATACTTTGGTAAAGTAGGGGCTACATCTAGGCCCGTTAGGTTTACTTATAATTCAGAGAATGGAAAAATTATTGCTAGAATTAGTAGAGCATTTGAAGACGAACAGGGAATGGATATGATATTTGATATAGACGATGTTCGTAAATATATTGCTGAGCGTGATTATGTAGGCAAGGAAGAAAAAATAAGAAAAGCAGAAAACCTTGCACACATCCGATTAACAGGATTACCTCTTAGTCATTTTAATCAGGAAGATACTGAGGAAGATTTATTAGAATTTCCGATTCTTTCAAGGAATAAATAATATACTTAATAAAAATAAACAACAAAGGGGAAGATAATATCTTCCTCTTTTATTTAAAGGAGGCTATATGTCTGATAAAAAAAGTAATCTTTTTGAGATTAACAGTGACGACATTGTTAGTCCAAACGAAGAAGTTATAAAAAGTTCACCTAGCATAAAAAGATATTCAGACCGTATAAATTCTCAATTAAGCTTTAGCGAAAACATAGGATTATCTATTGCACCTGTGTATAAAGCAGTCAAAAGAAAAGTTACTGATGAGCTTCCTATGTCTATGGAAGAACTAGAAATATCTTACGAGAATTCTATTCTTGACGTACCTGGTGTAGATTTACTTAACAATGCAATAAAGTTAGGTGCTGCTATAGATATAATAACAGATGCTGAATATGAAAAAAGAGTAGACCCTAATTTAGATAGACGCGCAGTTTACGAACAAGTTACTTCAGGTGTACCTGAAGACTATCACGAAGACTTATTATCTTATGGAAACCTTTCAGATATGTTACTGGCTAAACAACGTGTTATTGAAAAAGTTCAAAAACAACGGTTAATAGAAAAACAACATGGTTTTAAGTTTACTAGATTCATGAGTATGATGGTTGATGTAGATTTTGCATTAATACCCTTTGGCATGGGTGTAGCTTCTAAAGGTAGACATGCCTACAAAGGCGTTGATATGTTATCAAAAAATATATTAAAAGATAATTTAAAAAGCGGTATGATTAATGGTACTGCAAGTGGTGCATTGTTAGGCGGATTATATTCTTCTGCAACAGATGGCGCAGGTGTTGATGACGCACTTTTATTTACTGTATTAGGCACTACAACAGGGGGAATCCTCGGTGCAACTACAGGTTTAATAGGACAGGCTTTTGCTAAAAAATATATGCAGATGGGAGATGAGTTTGTTAATACAGCTAATAAAGGTAAAGGAGACCTTTACAGTGGCCCTCCTTTATTAGAGGGTACAGTAGAAGCCCCTATACCAATGCGTGATGTAACCCCTGGAAGATTAGAAAGAGACTTACTTCCACAAGAAGCTGCAGAAATTAGAGGCGGCATATTTATAGAAGGTACATCTAAACCTGTAACTAAAAGAAGAGGCTCCGATGGAAAGCCATTAAGGAACGATGTAAATGTTATTATTGATAACGCTATTCAATGGCAGAAAGACACAGACTTTTTAGCTAGGCGGCAAAAAGATTTAGATAATAAAGGCGTAAAGATTTTAATGTCTCCTATATTTTCTAGGCCCCTTGGAAATGCACTTAACAACAAGGCATTTACAAACCCAGCTGCTACAGTAAATTGGACATACGGAAATATTATGGAAAGTTCAAGCGGATTAAATAGAGCATATGACACTGCTAGTGCAGCAGCTACAATGGAATCCTTTGTTTTAAAAGCTTCAGAGTCTTTAGGAGATGTATATAAACAACAACTAAAAGCTCTTAACTTTGTTAACGAAAAAACGGGGATAAATAAATCAGTATTTCTTACAAGAAAAGATGAAGTTAAAATTAACAGGGACCTTATATTACATAGAAATAACTTGGCTATGGGAAGAGAAGGAACTCAAAACCCAGGCATTATAGAGTTGTCTAAGTCAATAGATAATTCTATGAATACCCTTTATAAAATAGAATCAGCTGAAGGTTTAGATATTTCTAAGTCTGTTGCAGGATTTGAAAATAAATTAAATTCTTTTAGAGAACATTATTATCCTGTGCAGTGGACTAATAAAATAGGAAACTATATTAGGAGTGCGCCAGATAATTTAAAGGCAGATATGACAAAAGCTTTTGTTAAAGGATTAGCTAAACCTTATATGGCATTAAACCCTAGTTTTACAGAAGAGATAGCAGAAGCAGTAGCGAATGCTGTAATAAAACGCTCTTTATCTCAAAGTAGTAACATCAACTTAGATATGTCTTTAAGTAATCTATTAACTACAGATGGTAAGGCAGCCCTACGAGTAATGTTAGAAGAATCAGGACTTAGCGAAAATAAAATAAATAGTTTTATGGATAAATTTAAAACACCTACAGACAAAGCTAAACCAGGTTATGCTAAGAGAAGGGTTGATATAGACTTAGCTGCGGAAATAAACCTTCCTGGCGTAGCACAGCCTATACAAATAGTAGATTTAATTGATAACAATATACTAACAGTTTTACATAGGCGTATTAGAAATGGTGCAGGTAGAGCAGCTTTAGCTAGAAAAGGCTTAAGAAGTATACAAGACGAGAAAAAACTTATATCTGCTATGATGAAAGAACAAGACTTTTTAAAAGTTCCTAAAAACGAACAGATAAGTGAGTTAGAATTAATTGCACATTTTTCCCATTTTAAAGGTGCTGCAACACAAGGATACGGAAAAATTTTATCTAGCGGTAAACTAGAAAGCCAAGGTCCATTGGTCTCACTTGCGAAGTCTGGAGTTCAATTAGGCTATTTAAACCAACAATTATTTGTTCAAGGTTTAGAGTTTGGTAATGTTATAGGTCATATAGGATTAATTTCTATGGCTGAAAGAATGATTAAGCCTATGTTTGCTAGTGCATACAGACAACACGGTAAGAAGGTACTAGAAGAAATAGCTGTATTTTCAGGAAACTTAGGTTATGACCACAAGTTTCTTGTACCTCATAGAATGCTAGATGAATTAAATAGTAAAGAAAGAGGAAAGTTTATGGATAAGGCTATAGAGTACTCAGGCAATCTAAAGTATATACAAGGCTATACTTCTTTGTTTAATGTTATAAAAGGCTTACAACAAAGAATTACTGCTATAGGATATACAGATAGATTGTTTAGGACTTTACATAAAAGCTTAGACAAAAATGGAAACCTTGTACTTTCTAAAAAAGATGCTGCTAGATTATTAGATAGTTTTAATATAGGGCCTAAAAGAGCAGAAGAGTATGCAGATTTAATAAGAAACAATATAGTTAAGATGAAAAAGAGTAAGCTAGGGTATGTGTTTACAGATTCTTTACAACCAAAATTATGGAGTAAAGAACTAGCAGACGATTTTGGTGCAAGTATGCACATGAGAGTAAACCAATCTGTTCAGAAATCTTTAGCAGGTGAACAAGACCCGTTTATTTTTACTAATGCAGGAAGTATAATGTTTAACTTAGTTACATTCCCTGCCCAAGCTCTTAATAAACAAGCTCTTAGACAACTTCGTCTTGCAGACTCTGAATCTGTTCTTAATCTTTTACTAGGTTTATCTATCGCTACTGGAGTATCTTACATAAAAGATTACACTAATGGTAAAGAAGGACGTACTACTGCAGAACATGTTGCAAGAGGTGTTGCTTATTCTAACATTTTAGGTTGGGTTCCAATGTATACCAATTATCTTGGTACTATTACAGGAGCAGAATTTCTTAGGTTTAATAATCGTTATACAGACCAGGCAGGTTTAACACCTGTTTCTTTAAAATACGGAGAAGACTTATTAAGGATTCTTCCTGCTTTATCTGCAGGGGCAATGGGAACTGCAGACTTTAAAGATAGACGGTCTATGGCAGCACTGCCTTATTATAAAACAGTAGGAGTAGGAAGTGCTTTAGATAAGCTGGTAACAAGAAATATAAGTAAAGAAGAAGAAAAAAATATTTTAGGTGAATTTGAAATACTTGACGGTTGGATGGAAGACACTTCTACCTTGCCTAAAGATTTATATGATGATTTACCAGAAGATTATTTTGAACGATTAGCTTCTTCAATTATAGATGCTAATAATTATTAAAATACTGGGGGGCCATAAGGCCCTCCTCAACTTTAACTAAAGGAGGCTAGATTGGCCCTAACTACAGTGGAATACACATACTCAGGACAAGCGTCATTTGCTATTCCTTTCTCATTAGGTATACTTAATAGAGCGTATGTAACTATTCAAATAAACAATCAGGTAGACGGTTCAGGCGACCCTCTTTACTATACTAACTTTACCTGGACTAGTGACAGTGAAGTTGTAATAAACGGACTAACTAACGGAGATATAATTAAAATAGCTAGAACTATCCCTAGTAATTTGTTGCTATCAGATTACACGGCAGGTTCTAACATAACAAGAGATAATTTAAATATAGCTAACAAGCAGCTTATAATGCTCATACATGAAGTGTTAGATAAGAATGTTACACAACAGACTAAGCTAGATACTATTGAATCAGGAGCTACTGCAGACCAGACTGCTGCTGAAATAAAGACAGCTTACGAAAGTAATGCTAATACTAATGCATTTACAGATGCAGACGAGAGTAAGCTAGATGGTATAGAGGCTGGTGCTGATGTAACAGATACAGCTAATGTAACTGCAGCTGGTGCTGTGATGGATTCTGAGGTATCAGACTTAGCAGGTATTAAATCTGTTAACGTATCTACTCTACAAGTAAAACCTGCTGAAGGTGCATTCGTAGATGGCGATAAGACTAAGCTTAATTCTATAGAAACTAATGCTGACGTTACTGATACAACTAACGTAGTAGCAGCTCTAACTGCAGGCACTAATATAACTATAGCGTCAGATGGTACTATAGCTTCTACTGCTGCAGGTGGTGGTGGTGGTGGTGTGTCTGATATAGTAGAGGACCTTACTCCCCAGCTTGGAGGAGACTTGGACCTTAATAATCAGGATATAACAGGTACAGGTAATATAAGTATTACTGGTACAGTTAATACTAGAGATATGTCTGTTGATGGCGCTAAGCTAGACGGAATAGAAGCAGGTGCTACTGCTGACCAAACTAAAGCTGATATAGATGCGTTAAATATAGATGCTGATACATTAGATGGACAACATGGTTCTTACTACACTAGTTACGCTGATACAGCGGTAGCTGGTATAGTAGACTCTGCTCCTGGTACGTTAGATACGCTTAATGAACTAGCACAGGCTTTAGGAGATGACCCTAATTTTGCTACTACTACAGCTACTAACCTTAGTCAGAAGCTACCTAAAGCTGGTGGCACTATGACAGGTGACATACTGTTTAACGATGGTGTTAAAGCTAAGTATGGAACTAGCTCAGACTTACAAATATTCCACGATGGTAGTAACTCCTATATTACAGATAGTGGTACAGGAATACTATTTCTTCGTACAAATCAATTACAGATACAGAGTGATGATGGATTAGAAACTTATGGTGTTTTTACCGATAATGGCGCTGTTAATTTATATCACAATAATATTGAAAAGTTTGCTACAACATCTACTGGTATAGATGTAACAGGTGGTATAGATGCTACAGGTACAATTTCTTCTGGTGCTATGGTTATAGAAAATTCTGGTGGTTATGGTAATATAGAGATTGGTGGTGGAAGTGGTGCATATATAGACTTAAAAGCACCATTCTCTGATGACTATGATTTCCGTATTATAACAGTAGGTACAAGCACTGTTATGAACGGAGAATCAGGTAATTTAATTCTACAACGAGCAGGTAGCTCAAAACTTACTGTTACAACTTCAGGTATAGATGTAACAGGTGCTATAGATGTTGCTACATCAGGTGCTTCTAATACATCTAAAGGACTTGCTATTGCTACTAGCGGTACTAACTTTGAAAGCGATGGCGGTATAATAAGTATAGACCATGCGGCAAGTGGTGCTGTTACAGGCGGTTATTTTAGTAAGTACAGTGCAGGTGGTACATTACGTCATTCGGTCAAAGGTGATGGTACTGGTTACTTTGCAGGTGCTTTTGGCGTAGGCCACACATCACCAGTTGCTAAAATGGCAATACTAGGTACATCTAACTCAACTATAACTGAAGCTAACTCCAATCTATGTGTTGAGGGTAGTGGTGGTAATGGTATGTTGTTTGGTACATTAAGTACAACTGGATTTAAAAGCTATATACAATCAGGCTATGTATCAAGTTTAAGCACAGCAACTTATGACTTATTGTTAAACCCAGAGGGCGGTAACGTGGGCATAGGTACTACAAGTCCTAACCATGAACTACATATTGAAAGTACATCACCGACTATTCGTTTGGTTGATACTGATGCAAATAATACAGTAGATTTTAGTCAAAGTGGTTCAGCTCTTTATATAGATTTTGACAACAATGTAAGATTTAGGAACTTAGCTAATGTTGAAAGACTTAGGATTGATTCAGGTGGTATAGATGTAACAGGTGTAACAAAGACTACTGGTAGTGGTTACAACCCCTCTAATACAGGTTGGGCAACTAATGCGTCACTTATTACAAGTGGTTCATATGGTGGTGGACTAACATTTTTAGATGGAAGTGCGGGTTATTCTATTCGTGTAGAAAACTCAGGAGCAGACCTTGTTATTGGACAGGGTGCTACAAGTGGAGCATTAACACAAAAAGTAAAAATTAATTCTTCTGGGTTAGATGTAACAGGTTCTATCACTAGTGATGCATTAACTGTTGATACAACAGCCTCTAATGGTGTTACAATAAATGCGCACGATAATGCAACTACAACATATCCTCTTAAGGTATCTAATGCGGCAGGTTCAGGTAATCTTGAACTTGGTACATATGGTATAAACAATAACATAGATTTAAAACTACAAAGGGGTGGAAGTACAAAACTTACTGTAACATCATCAGGTATAGATGTAAATGGTAACTTAGATGTAAGTAACGCATTGTATGTAGGTGGAGCAAATGCAACAAATAGCGGATTCATAGAATCTACTGTTGTAGGACCTTCGCGTGCTTTACAAACTGTAGGTAATGTTAACACTACTCAGACCCATATAGGATTTGAAAACCTTTCTGGCGAAATAGGTAGAATAGATGTTAGTGCATTCTCAGTCGCCTATGTAACTAGCTCAGATTATAGGCTCAAGACTGACATAAAACCTATGCAGGGTAGTATTGACCGAGTTAAAGCACTGAAGCCTGTTAACTTTGAATGGACTGGTGATGGCACAAGAGTAGATGGCTTTATAGCACATGAAGCTCAAGAGGTAGTACCAGAAGCTGTTAGTGGCGAAAAAGATGCTACTAAAACTAACAAGGATGGTGTAGAGGTTCCAGACTATCAAGGTATTGACCAGTCTAAACTTGTACCTCTGCTTACATCTGCACTACAAGAAGCATTAGCTAAGATTGATGACCTAGAGTTACGCATGGCTAATTTAGAAAATTAAACCAGGGGGCTTCGGCCCCCTATTATTAAAGGAGGCTATTGTGCCTAACTTACCTGAAGAGGATACTCAATTATATATGCTTCTTGGTTCTATGAGTGCTGACTTAAAAACTGTTCTTAATAAATTTACAGCAGTAGAAGAACGATTAAATAATCATTCAAATAGAATCAAGGTATTAGAAAAGGCTAGCTATGCCAGAGCTGTAGTATACACAACTACCGTGACAGTAACGCCTATTCTATTTACTGCTTTAGGTTGGTTATTAACTAAAACATTTTTATAAGGAGATTATAATGGCAAAAGGAGCTGCAACAGAAAAGAATCTTGGTAACTTACATTCAACACTTACAACCATATTTACTAGAGTGTTACAGGGTTATCTAGATAAATTAGATAAAGCTCAAGAAGCATTTAACTCAGACGACTTTAACTCAGAGATAATGGGAGAGCTAGAGTATCTAAGTATAGAACCTAGTCCTGCTATGCTATCGGCTATAGCTAAGTTCTTAAAGGATAATAACATAAGTTATGATTCAGAACAGATAGATGAACTAAGTGAACTTGAACAAAGGCTTAAAGCTAAGAAAGCTAGTAGACCTGACTTCTCTAATGTTACTGCATTACCTTTAACGGGTACTGAGTAGTATGGGGCGTGATGCTAGGGAAATGAATAAGGCAGACCGTATCAAGGAGCTGCTACTTATTCAGGAGGCTTACCCTAACTTCCAAGACTTTTTATACGATGTTATGGTTAATCTTATGGGATTTAACTGTACTAATAACCAACTAGATATGGCGAACTACTTACAGTACGGGCCATTATACAGAATGATACAGGCGCAGCGTGGCCAGGCTAAGACCACGGCTACTGCTGCGTATGCTGTATGGAGACTAATACATAATCCAACAGCTAGGATACTTATTATATCTGCTGGTGATACAATGGCTAAGGAGATTAGTAATTGGATTATTCAAATACTAAACGGTATGGAAGAGCTGTCATGTATGCTGCCAGATAAGTCTGCAGGAGACAGGGCATCTGTTACTGCCTATGATATACACTATGTACTTAAGGGGCCTGAGAAGTCTCCTAGTGTAGCGTGTGTAGGTATTACATCTAACCTTCAAGGTAAACGTGCTGACGTACTTATTGCAGATGATATTGAATCAGCTAAGAATGCTTTGACTGCAGATGCTAGGATGAAGCTTACGAACTTAACTAGAGACTTTACTTCTATATGTTCACAAGGTGATATTATATATCTAGGTACACCTCAGAGTGTAGACAGTATATACAATGCTTTACCTGGCCGTGGCTTTGGTATACGTATATGGCCTGGTAGATATCCTACAGAAAGAGAAGTAGAGAACTACGGAGAACACTTAGCCCCTACAATAGCAGAGGCAGTTAAGAAAGACCCGTCACTTGCTACAGGAGGAGGGCTGCTAGGTAACAGAGGTAAGCCAACAGATAGTATTATATTAGGAGAAGATATCCTGGTTAAGAAAGAGATTGACCAAGGAGCTGCTTACTTCCAGCTGCAGCATATGTTAGATACTAGGCTTGCAGATGAAGCTAGGTATCCATTGAAACTAAATAAACTAATCTTTATGAATATAAATAAAGGTAGAAGTCCTATACTTCTTAATCACCAACCGTCTATACATAACAGAGTGCCGACTCCAAGTGACTATCCTATCAGAGACCCTATGTATATGTGCTCTGACTTTGGTACTGAGTACGGAGAGTTCACAGGTACACATATGTATGTTGACCCTGCTGGTGGTGGACAGAACGGAGATGAGACAGGTTATGCTGTAACTAGGTTTCTAGGTAATAAGATTTACTTAGTAGCTGTAGGAGGTGTACCTGGTGGACTAGAGGAATCTGATTTAGCAGAGCTAACTAGAGTAGCTGTTAAATGGAAACCGAATAAGATATCTATAGAACGTAACTACGGTAACGGTGCTTTACAGAAAGTATGGGAACCGAGTTTATATAAAGCTTTGCATGAGGTAAATGCTGGAGTACAGATAGATGACCCCTGGGAAACAGGGCAGAAGGAACTACGTATAATTGATAAGCTAGAACCTGTTATAGGTTCAGGTAGATTAGTTGTAGAGCTAGACCTTATCCAGGATGACTGGGCTTCTGTGCAGAAGTACTCTGCTGTAAACCGAGCTTCATATAGTTTCTTTCACCAGCTTGCTAAAGTAACCAGAGACCGAGGTAGTCTGTCACATGACGATAGACTTGATGCGGTAGCTGGTAGTGTAGGTAACTGGATAGACTTACTAGCTGTAGATGATTTGCAAGCACAAGTAGCTGCAGAAGCACAAAGATATAGAACTATGATGGAAGACCCGTTAGGAAACGGTAGACCTATTAATAACTATAACTCAATGTTCGGCTTGAATACTTTAAGCCCGAATGTACTTAACAATTTAAAACAACGATACTAGGGAGAACCCAATGTCTAAGAAAGACAAACCGACCCAGACTAAGCCAACTGTAAGAGTAGTTGGTACTAATTCTAATAAACTACCTTGGCCTCAGGATAACTCAGGCTCAACTCAGGAACTACGTAGAGGTGCTGTACGCGCTATAGGGCGTATCATGGGTTCAGAAGATAATCTAAAGAAAGTACTAGAAACTTTAGAGGTAGCTAGGCTGTATGCTATAGAGCGTATGGAAGAGCAGCAGATAGAAATGAAAGTTAAAGTAAAAGCAATGGAAGACCGTAAAGCTCTTAAGGCAGAGCTATTGAAAAGCGAACTAAGACAAAGAGTAAAGTCTAAGAAGGCTGAGATAAAACGTGTTGAATCCGAGATAAAGAAGTTGTTGAGCTAATGGACTTAGCAGCATTCTTTGATTCTGTACGTCCCTTTATGAAAGACAGTAAGCTAACTGCTGCACAAGTAGTAGGCTTTGAGTGTCTTATCAATTCTTGTTTAGAGTCCGACCTTACATTAGAGCATATAGCATATGTACTTGCTACTGCTTATCATGAGACAGGTGGACGCATGGAACCTGTAAGAGAAGGGTTCTGTAAGACCGATGCTGGAAGCCGTAAAGCAGTAGCTAGGTTATACGAGAAGGGTGTAATAAGCGCAGATTACAGTTTACCACAGAGTAACGGTAAGAGCTATTATGGCCGAGGGTTAGTACAGCTAACGCATCTAAGTAACTACGCAAGCACAGGGCATGCACTAGGGTTAGACCTGGTAACGTATCCAGACCTTATGCTAGACTTAGAGGTATCAGTACGCGCTATGATATGGGGTATGAAGACAGGGAGCTATAGAAACAAGCGTCTGTCTGACATGTTACCTTATGAAGAGCCAACGTATGCAGAGTGGACTAAAGCTAGAGGTATTATAAACGGTGACGTAGGAAAGAATGGTCCTATGATTGCTGGGTATGCTACTAAGTTCTACACAGCATTAAAGGAGATGTAATGGGTATATTTACAACAGGCATCATAGGTGATGTAGTTGGAGGTGTGTTTGGTATAATAGATGACCTACATACATCTGATGAAGAAAAAGCAGCAATGAAGTTCCGTATAACTAAGTTAGCTAGAGAAGCCGACTTAGCACAGCTTGCTGTTAATAAAGAAGAAGCTAAGAGTGGTAGATTGTTTGTATCAGGATGGAGACCGTTTGTAGGTTGGGTATGTGGTATAGCATTAGCCTGGACCTTTATAGTTTCTAGAGTTATACAGTCTATTGCATTCTATGTAGCTGAGTTCACAGGAACAGAACTAGACCTATCAGGTCTACCTGAGTTTGACTTAGGAACATTAATGCCTGTACTACTTGGTATGTTAGGACTAGGGACACTTAGAACCTATGAGAAAGTACAGGGTGCATCACGTAACGACATGACTCCTAATGGAGGAACTATTAGAAAAGGGAAACAAAGAAATGGCGACTAGGAAACCCCGTAAGGGAAAAGCTAAGGTCAAGATAACTGCTTCTGGTAAGAAGGTTAGTTACGGACAAGCTGGTAAAGCCAAGGGCGGTGGCCCCAGGGTTAAGCCAGGTACAAGTAAAGGCGACTCATACTGTGCACGAAGCCTTGGTATAAAGAAGAGATTACCTAAATCTAAACAGAACGACCCTAACACACCCAATAACTTATCACGTAAGCGTTGGAAGTGCAGTGGTTCTAAATCGAGGAGGTAGTTATGGCAGCTAAGAAAAAAGGATTGTGGGATAACATCCACGCTAAACGTAAACGCATAGCAAAAGGAAGTGGCGAGAAGATGAGAAAACCAGGAACAAAGGGTGCTCCAACACAGAAAGCACTAAAGAAATCACAGAACCCTAAGCGTAAGAAGAAGAAAACATACTAAGTCTTACTAAGGACTGTAGACATAGCCTAGAAAGCTCTGTAACGCCCGTGGAGAGCGATATGGACTTTCTAGGTATGATTGTATATTTATGAATTAGTGCTTCTCTCTGAGGATATAAGGAGCGTTTATAAAAAAATGGTACAAAATTGTGTGGGGGCATTTAATAAATGAAACGCGCGTACGCCCCCATGCGCCCGTCTTCCTTTTATCTTTTTAAAAAAGCTGTATCAGCGCGTTAATACACTAATACATTAACACAATAGCACGTTAAAACGCTTGCACTATCTCTTTTCAATATTGGTTCAATTTGCTTAGTGCTTCTCTCTAGGGAAGGGTTATATATTAAACACACACCCCCCCCTATCAAATACAAATCCAATGGTTATATGTATAAATATATACTTATTTGTCTATCTATCTTATTTTTTTTATAGTCTAAAAAGTGCAGTATTATGGGAGCTATAGAAAGTTATCCACAGGTAAAATAAAAATAAATTCAATTATTTTGTATTTTTCGCTTGCAATCAAATTAAGTATATGGTTTAAGTAAATCAACAAATAACAAAACGGAGTTTACATATAGCAGATATTCACTAAATCGGGTTTAGTCGACGCCCTCGCATAAAAGTCCTGACTCGCGTCCGTCGGAGGTTTTCGGACGAATTGTAAAAGCATACGTTTCTGAGCAATGCGTAGCGTCTAGGGTAAGGCCGATGACGTGAGACAGAGGCCTGAGCTTTTAACTAGTAGGGAGGACGGGGAGCAAAATAAACCGTCAGACATGCGTGTCGTATAGTATTTGTAACTATGCCTGATGAGTAACAACGAAACACAGAGAGAAAATAACATGACTAAAATATCAAACAAAGAAATAAGAGCAAAAGTAGAATTCATGGAAGAATTCGACAATAAAAACAGTAGTTGCTACGGCAGACGCCTTGAGGAGGCAGGCCTTTATGTAGTATATTCATATGGGGAACATTGGCCGCTATTTGTCTATGATTGGAGAGTTAACCAATGGTATGAGAATAATAGTAAATACGGAAATACTACTAGCAGACATGCCGCGCACAGCAGGCCATATGATTTGACTACATCAGCTAAGGCCAATGGTTTTATAGAGATGAGCGTCGCGGAAATTAAAGAGTTTATAAACCGTAGAATAATACTAAACTAATAACAACAGAGAGAAAAGACTATGACTAAAACTATTTACACTATACACCTAGAATACTATGTTGAAGACGTTATAAACACTGGAACCCTTTGTTTTGAACTTTTCAGCGCATTCAATAAGGCATTAAGCGCGGTAAGTGATGATTTCTTTGATAACCCTAAAACTAATATTGCTAACTATAGTTATTCTATGCAAGGGGTTCTGGATATGAATTCGGGTATGGATGCTATTAAAGAAATATTAAACTAATAACAACAGAGAGAGAAAAGACTATGACAAAACAAGAAACAAAAGCAAGAGAAGACTGGGACGCATTGGTAGCAATGGCACTAGAAGAAAACTATATTTATGAATGGGAACTTGAGGAGTTAGACCAATGAGCAACGCAACCTTACTACTATCAGAGTACAAACTAAATGAATTAATGACGGATGATTGGGTTGACATGCCTGACGTATCCGAGCTATACAATACACCTATTAATGAAATCATGGAGAATAACAATGACTAACACAAACAAAGAATCCCAGAGTATACCAATAATACAAGTAGACGAGACAGCATATAGAACTAAGGACTTTCCATCCTTTGAAAGCTTTTATAGGCATAGTGTCGATAATGTGATAGTGTTTTCAATAGATGGTGCTGATTGGGTAGAATATGGGGAGAATGTAGAAAACCCAACAAACAAATCCACAACA